TAATGGTCGCTGGCGGCGGAGGCGGTGGCCAAGGACAAGCTGGGGGCGGGGGAGCCGGAGGTATGAAAACCGGAACTTTTTCAAGTGTCCCAGGATTTAGTATTTTAACCGTTACAGTAGGTGCAGGAGGTTCTGGAGGTCCATCATCAGGAGATGGTAATACCAGTAGTGTTACAGGTCCAGCAATATCAGATACAAGCACAACAGGTGGCGGTAGAGGAAGTGAAAGAACATCACCTAACTCAGGTTTTTCTGGAGGTTCTGGAGGAGGCGGTAGAGGTGCTTCCAACCCTGATCAACCAGGAGGTTCAGGAGTATCGGGTGAAGGTAATCCAGGTGGTTCAGGTAGAGCCCACGCTGGGGGAGCTGGAGGGCCCGCTTTCGGTGGCGGAGGGGGCGGCGGCAAAGGCGGCTCTGGAGGAAATGGTTCATCGAGTTCTGCTGGCTCTGGCGGTGCTGGAAGTGCTGACTCTATAACAGGTTCATCAGTTACATATGCTGGTGGAGGGGGAGGAGCCCAAAACGTTTCAGGAACTGCTCCCGGAGGATCTGGTGGTGGAGGAGACGGAAAAGGAGCTGGTGATCCACCAGGACAAGCTGGGACTGATGGTCTTGGAGGCGGCGGCGGAGCTGGTCAATCTGGACCGGGGGGAGCCGGAGGATCGGGAGTGGTTATTTTAAAAATGCCTACTGCAAACTTTGAAAATGCAATAGTAACTGGACCCGCATCAACAGCTGTTGATGGATCAGATACAGTGGTAACATTTACAGGGGATGGAAGCTACGACGCTTAAAAAATTATTATGGCACATTTTGCAAAATTAGATGAAAATAATATAGTTATAAGGGTGCACAGAGTTGGTGATGATATAGCAACTTCTGAACAAGCTGGTATTGATTATTTACAAAAACTTCATAAAACAGACGCTACGTTTAAACAAACTTCATATAATACAAAGTGTGGAGTACACGCATTAGGTGGAACACCCCTTAGAAAAAATTATGCTGGTATAGGATACACGTATGATGAAACCAGAGACGCTTTTATTTCACCAAAACCATTTGATTCATGGACGTTAAATGAAACAACATGTGATTGGGATGCACCTACCCCGTATCCTACAGATAATAACGTTTATTATTGGGATGAACCTTCTTTAAGTTGGAAAATAGTCACATAATAAGATATTGAATTTCTTATAAAATGCTTTATAAGAAAACTCTTTATGAAAGAAAAAATAGTTATTCAAGATATATTTAAAACACCCATATACAAAACTTCTTTATCGTTAGATAATAAATCTATTTCAAAATATTGTTTAAATTTTTCTAAAAAAAATAAAGGAAGAATTGTTAGTAATATAGGAGGTTGGCAATCTGATAGTTTAAAAGGAGTACATAAACCATTAAATAATTTATTTTTAAATTTAGGAACACATGGAAATATTTTTGGTAAAGAAATAGGTTTAATTAAAAAATTAATTCTTAATAATATTTGGATAAATATTAACAAATACAAAGACAGTAATATGTTACATTGTCATCCTAATAGTATTATTAGTGGTGTTTACTATATTAAAACACCTAAAAATTGCGGAGATATAGGTTTTATTAATTCGTCTAAAGATGAATTACAAATAGACTGGAATAAAAATAAAAACGCATATAGTGGCTATAACGCTTATAATTCTTTAGAATGGTTTTTACCAAGCATTGAAAACATACTTTATCTTTTTCCAAGCTGGTTAAAACATTATGTAAAACCAAATATGAATAAAAAGGAGGAAAGAATTTCAATTTCTTTTAATTTAAATTATGAGTAAAAAAACAGAAAATAAAAATATATTAAAAAACTCTGCATGGAATTTATATACAGATCATGTAGAACTTTACGCTTATTGGGATAAATTATTTTCAAAAGACGAATGTAAAGAAATAGTTAAAATAGCAAAAAATAAAGGATTAATTCAAGGAACTACTTTTGGAAAATCCAACATTAGAAAAAGTAAAATTTGTTGGTTATATTCAGCAGATGAACTTGATTGGGTTTTTAGAAGATTAACAGATGCTGTTTTAGATTTAAATCAAAGATTTTTTAAATTTGATATTTTTGGATTCCATGAAGGACTTCAATTTACAAATTATAAAGCCCCCTCTAATAGATATGGAAGACACGTAGATAGATCTTTAAATACCCCAACAAGAAAATTATCTTTATCGGTTCAATTAACAGATCCAAAAAAATACGTGGGAGGTGACTTATTATTATATAGTAGTGAAAAACCAACTTTACTAACAAGAGAACAAGGATCGTTAGTTTTATTTCCATCATATGTATTACATGAAGTTACAACAGTAACTAAAGGAGAAAGAAACTCTTTAGTTGCATGGATTACTGGAAAACCATTTAAATAATATTTTTAATTGTCGATGAAAGAAGTAGAAAATTTTATATCAGATAAAGAATCAAAATATTTTATAAATTTTCACAATAAATATTACAATTTAGAAAACAATTATTCTGTTAAACATAGACAAACTGAAGTTATACAATGTGATGTATTGTTAAAAAATCCTAAATTTAAAAAAATGAACGATACTTTAAATAAATTTGTTCAAAAAATAAATAAAAAATATGTAGTTAATTATTTTCAAATAGTAAAATGGCCAACCTATGAATCTCAAGGAGAACATTTTGATTTTGATATTCATCCATACACTAGTATTTTGTATTTAAATGATAATTTTGAAGGTGGAGAAACTATTGTAGGAAACAAAATTGTAAAACCAAAAAAATGTAAATTAATAGGTTTTAACGGTAATAAAATAAAACATGAAGTTGATACAATTACTAAAGGGGTAAGATATACTATACCATGTTGGTATAAATTAAGAATATAATACTACCAAAATTCATAAAAATATATATAATTCGGCTACTATGCTACAAAAAATAGGATTTCAGCCAGGTATTAATAAACAAATTTCAGAAACCACCGCAGAGGGTCAATGGGTTGACTGTGATAATGTTAGATTTAGATATGGATCTCCTGAAAAAATAGGGGGTTGGAATCAATTAGGTACTGTAAATGAAAATGAGCTTACAGGAGCTGGGCGTGGTCTTCATCACTTTGTTAATAGTTTAGGTAGAAGATATGCTATTATTGGCACAAATAGAATTTTATACGCTTTTTCTGGAGGTGTATTTTATGACATACACCCTATTAAAACTACAACAACTCTAACGAGTGCATTTACCACGACTAACGGATCAACAGCTGTTACAATAACTTTTCCAACGGCCCATGGTATAAATCCACAAGACATTATTTTGTTAGATAATTTTAGCAGTATTACTAATTCTAATTTTAGTGCTTCAGATTTTGATGATAAAAAATTTATGGTAACAACTGTTCCTACAACTGAAACTATAACTATTACAATGCCATCAGCAGAAACTGGATCAGGTGCAACAACATCTGGAGGTATTAGAGTTAGACATTATTTTCCTGTTGGATCTGCTGTTCAAGAAAAAGGATTTGGTTGGGGTCTTGGTTCTTGGGGCGGTGAAGCTTCTAACCCAGTAACAACAACTTTGAATGGAGCATTATTAGATGATGCAAATGGTACAGGTGGATCTGGAACATCAATAGTTTTAGCTGATGCTACACAATTTCCAAGTTCTGGAACAAATTTTATTCAAGTAGGTAATGAAGAAATATCCTACACTGGAGTTACAGGTGGCACCACGTTAACCGGCATTACAAGGGCTGTTAGAGGCTCAACACGATCGGGGCATAGCGACGGCGCTACTGTAACTAACTCCACAGACTTCGTTGCTTGGGGTGAAGCAGCTTCAGGTGACTTAGTATTGGAACCTGGTATGTGGTCACTAGATAATTTTGGTGATAAAGCTATTTGTTTAATACATGACGGTGAAGTATTTGAATGGAACTCTGCTTTATCAAATGCAACAGAAACAAGGTGTAATATTATATCCGGAGCACCAACAGCATCAAGACATATGGTTGTATCAACACCAGATCGTCACTTAGTATTTTTTGGAACGGAAACAACAATTGGTGATAAAGCAACTCAAGACGATATGTTTATTAGATTCTCGGATCAAGAAGATATAAACACATACACACCAACAGCAACCAATACAGCTGGCACACAGAGATTGGCCGACGGATCACAAATCAGAGGGGCAATTAGAGGTAGAGATGCAATCTATGTTTGGACTGATAC